ACCCCCTCCCGGGGCGGGTTGGCGGGCGGGCGTGTATGTGTATATGAAAACGCACACACGGCTTTGAGCTTTAAGCCCCCACCACCACCCTTGCTAAAAAACAGCACCTACCATAAAATTTTAAAAAATTGCGAGGATTGAAAATGGCAGGCAAGGCGCTCCGAAAGCGAATACTGACAGACATATCGAACAGCGGCGGGGCCGACTGGCTGTACGACCAGATCGCGAGCGGCGTGACGGTGGCTGAGATAGCCCGGCAGTACGGCTGCACGCGCAGCTACGTGAGCCGAGCCTTGCACACAATCCCCGAGTACAAGGCGGCCCTAGAGGGTGCGCGCGAGGAGGCTGCTGACGCGCTGGTTGAGCAGGGCTTGGAGATGGTTGACAGCTTAGACGCCGACAGCAGCAGCAATGAGATTGCAGCGACGCGCGAGAAGGTGAACTTCCGCAAGTTCATGGCGGGTAGCATGAACCAGAATAAGTATGGCACACGGCCACAGAGCAACGTGACGATCAGCATTGGCGACATGCATCTGGACGCGCTGCGCAAGGTGAATAGCGAGCTGGCGGCGATTGACGCGGAGGATCGCGCGGTTGAGGCGACGTATGAGGATGTGACGGATGAGTAACCCGCTGGAAGAGTTTGTCCTAGAGTACCGCGATGATCCTGTGAAGTTTGTCAAGGAGGTGCTGGGCGCGACCCCGCTACCGTATCAGGCGGAGTTCTTGCAGGCTATTGCGGATGGCGAGCGTAAGATGAGCGTGCGCAGTGGCCACGGGACGGGTAAGTCCACGTCGGCGAGCTGGGCTATGCTGTGGTACGTGCTGCTGCGGTTCCCGAATAAGGTGGTGGTGACGGCTCCTACCAGCGGCCAGCTATTCGATGCTCTGTTCGCTGAGCTGAAGCGGTGGATCAACGAGCTGCCTGATCAGTTGAAGCCTATGCTGACTGTGAAGTCTGACCGCGTTGAGCTGGCGGCTGCGCCGTCTGAGGCGTTCATATCGGCCAGAACGAGCCGCGCGGAGACGCCAGAGGCCTTGGCGGGTGTTCACAGTGAGAACGTGCTGCTGGTGGTGGACGAGGCGTCGGGTGTGCCTGAGAAAGTGTTTGAGGCTGCGGCGGGTAGCATGTCGGGCCACGCGGCCACGACGATCCTGCTGAGCAACCCTACGAGGTCGAGCGGGACGTTCTTCGAGAGCCAGACGCGGCTGTCGGGCAGCTACTGGACGCGGCGCTGGAGCTGCGTAGACAGCCCGCTTGTGTCTGAGGAGTTCGTTGACGAGATGCGGCTGCGGTACGGGGAGGATTCGAACGCCTTCCGGATCCGGGTCTTGGGCGAGTTCCCGTTAGCTGATGATGACACGATCATACCGTTCCATCTGGTGGAGGCGGCCACGCAGCGTGACATTGAGCTTGACGAGGACGCCCAGACGGTCTGGGGGCTTGATGTTGCGCGGTTCGGGTCGGACAAGACTGTGCTGGCTAAGCGGCAGGGCCACGTCATCACCGAGGTCAACGGCTGGCAGGGTCTTGACCTGATGCAGACTGTGGGGCGGGTTAAGGCGGAGTATGACGGCCTACCGAGCCACCTGCGCCCGCGTGAGATCATGGTGGATGTGATTGGTATGGGCGGTGGCGTGGTTGACCGCCTGCGCGAGCTTAACGTCCCGGTGCGCGGTATTAACGTGGCGGAGAGTCCGAGCATGGGCGACACGTACATCAACCTGCGGGCTGAGTTGTGGTTCAAGATGCGCGGGTGGCTAGAGCAGCGCGGGTCTAAGTTGCCCAAGAACGAGCAGCTTATTGCGGAATTGACGTCAATCAGGTATAGTTTCGCCAGTAGCGGCAAGATGAAGGCGGAGAGTAAAGACGACATGCGCAAGCGCGGACTGTCCTCCCCAGACTACGCAGACGCGGTGTGTCTGACTCTTGCCTCGGATGCCGCTACTGCACTCGGCGGTAAGGCTTCGACGTGGGGCAAGCCGCTACGACGTAACTTGAAGGGAGTGGCCTGATGGCTGAGAAACGATTTTTGGACTTCCTAGACCGCATTGACGGCGGTGGGATGGGCCAGTCGGGCGACACGTTCGAGGGCGGCGGCCTGCTGTCGATGTTGGGTAACCTGCTAGCCTCTCCCTACGGGTCCGAAGATCCAGAGCGCCGCGCGCGACGCGATGCGTTCTACGCTGGTCAGATGGGCGGCGAGCCTATGGCCGCGAGCGGTTTCAATTCAGCGCCTATGGCCGCCAGCGGCTTCAACCCAGCGCCTGTGCGCACAACGGGCGAGACGGCTACAGGTGGAGACCGACGCCCTGCGGTACTGCGCCAAGGCATGCAGCCTGCCCCCTTTCAACCGCAAGCGTTGTCACCGCTTGAGCAGTTTGGTGGGCAGCCGCCTGCCCCCTATCAGCCTCCAGAGCCGAAAGCGCAGCGATACTCTGCATCTGGCATGAACCCTACTAATGTTTATGAAAACCCCCAAGATCGCTTTGCTCGTCAGCTTGTTGAGATGCTCGGCCCAGATGACGCTCAAACTTTGATGACGAGCAATTTGGGTCAGCAGGCGTATCAGGCGTTTATAGCTAACAACTATAACATGCCAAACTACTAAGGAGTACCCCCATGAAGTTCACACCGATCAAAGGCTGCCCGACCCCCGCAGCGTGCAAGCGTGAGGGCAAGTGCCTCGGTAAGAAGCACTCGAAGTAATGGGCCTGTACAGCAACATCGCCGCTAAGAAGAAGCGCATCGCCGCTGGCTCTGGCGAGAAGATGCGCAAGCCCGGCACTAAGGGCGCGCCTACCGCCAAGGCGTTCAAGAAAGCGGCCAAGACAGCAAAGAAGCGTAAGTGATGCCCAAAGACCCAAAGCTAGCCAGAGCGGGCGTTTCAGGGTATAACAAACCCAAGCGCACCCCCGGACACAAGACGAAGTCGCACGTTGTAGTTGCCAAGTCGGGCGACCAGACCAAGACCATCCGCTTTGGGCAGCAGGGAGTGCAGGGATCGCCTAGCGGGTCGGCACGCAACAAGTCGTTCAAGGCTCGCCATGCGAAAAACATAGCCAAAGGCAAGATGTCTGCGGCTTACTGGGCCGATAAGGTGAAATGGTAATGGCGATCACAACATACGACGAGCTGAAAACAACGATTGCCGACTTCCTCAACAGGGACGACCTGACGGCGGTAATCCCGACGTTCATCTCGCTGGCCGAGGCAGACATGTCTCGACATATTAAGCACTGGCTGAACGAAAAGCGGGTCAGCACATCTCTCAACGAGCCTTACGAGTTCCTGCCTGATGATTGGCTTGAGACTATCAGGCTTGAGCATGAAGACGGGACGGAAATACGGCTTGTTTCGTCTGTGGACATGGCTGACTTGCAGACAGGCCGAACGGGCCTTGGGAAACCCACTAGCTACCTTGTTACAGCGGGACAGATCAAGTTGCACCCCGCACCAAGCGGAGAGTTTCCTGCGTTTTTGACTTATAGCGCGCGTGTGCCTGCGTTATCAGATGAGGCTCCTACAAACTGGATTTTGACAAACCACCCAGACATCATGCTTTACGGGGCTTTGGTACACAGCGCGCCATACCTGACGGACGATGCTCGAACACCTGTGTGGGCGGCGCTGTATTCGGCGGCTGTTAATGCTATAAATGAGCAGAGCGAGCGAGCAAAATACAGCGGCCCATTGGTTATGAGGAATAAACTGCGATGACAAGCACGACATGGACACAGAACGCTGGCATGGACAGCGGGACAGATAGCGACGGAGTTGTCACATACGCAGAGGCAGCTCAAGCCGCTGCCGAGGCCGCTGCCGCGTCAGAAGCCGCAGCCGCTGCGTCGGAGAGTGACGCAGAGACAGCAGCTAACTCCGCCACGACCTCAAAAAACGCTTCTGCGTCGTCTGCTACGGCTGCCGCAGCGTCCGCTAGCGCAGCCTCCTCTTCGGCTTCCACGGCCACTGCGGCGGCCACTGCTGCTGCGTCATCGGCCACTGCCGCAGCCGCGGCGGCCACGGAGACTGGATCAGATGTGACGGCGGCTGAAACGGCGGCTGTCAACGCAGCCTCTTCAGCCGTCAATGCGGGTGTCTCAGAGACCAACGCAGCATCGTCTGCGACCAACGCTGCGTCATCGGCGACGTCTGCAAACGCGTCTTATATTTCTGCGGCATCCTCTGCGGTAGTTGCAGAGGGGCACAAAGACGCAGCAGCGGCGAGTGCCACTGAAGCGTCTGGATATGTTACTGACGCCTCTGATGAGGTTGCCCTGGCGGCCACTCAGGCCAGCAACGCTGCTTCATCAGCTACCGCTGCCGCTACAAGCGCTACCGCTGCCGCAACATCCGAGACCAACGCTGCTACAAGCGCTACCGCAGCCGCCACAAAGGCTTCTGAGGCGTCTGCTTCGGAAGCGGCTGCAGCTTCCTCTGCGTCTGCATCTGCTACGTCTGCGACATCATCTTCTACTTTTGCCTCCAATGCTTCGGATTCTGCTACTAGCGCAGCTAGCTCCGCAACCAGCGCAGCTAGCTCGGCTAGCGCTGCGGAGACTGCTGAGACAAATGCTGAAACGGCACAAGCGGCTGCTGAAGCGG